AATGCAACGATTCTTCCAGTCTCCGAAACAATTGGAAACATTAATGAAGTAATAATAAAGGATCAAGGATTCGATTTTTCTGCAGATAAGACCTTAAGTCCAGAAGCATTTGTGTCTTCAAACTATCGTTTGAGAGATAGAAACACTATCAGTTCAGTTAATGTTATTGATGGTGGTCAAAACTATATTTCTGCACCTGATCTGGTAGTTGTAAATCGTCAAGGTGAGCAAATAGATTCTGGTGTTTTGGAAGCAAATCTTCAGGGATCATCAATTATCTCAGTATCTATTGGTGCTGCACCTAAAGGATTAAGTGAAGTTGTTAATACAGTCTTTGCTCTCAACAATACTAATGGTGTTGGAATCGATAGTTGCACATCATCTCCTTCAGGTATTATCACTTGCAGACTGCAGACACCTATCCTTGGATTCAACACAGCACCATTTGCTGTTGGAGATAAAATCTTTGTTGAAGGTATCACAAAACTTGGAACTGATGGAGAAGGATTTAATTCCGCAGATCATGGATTCAAGTTCTTCCCTGTTACCAAGTTTACCAATACAAACCCTGCTGAAATTGAGTTTGATATAACAGGTATTACCACCAATGCTGGTATCGCCGTTACTACACAAAACTCCTATGCAACTTTAATCAGTGAGTCCAATTATCCATCTTTTGAAGTTATTCAAACACCGTTAGCACTTGTTGATGGTGAAAAAATTCTCACTCTTGATACTGCAACAAATGATTTTGTTGAGAGAGATCTGGAAGTTGTTGAGAATGATGGGGAACTTCTGAAGATCTATGGATCTTATGATCTGTCTCTCAATGAAAAACTTCTTGGAAAGACTTCGGGGGCAGAAGTAACAGTTGATTCCATTGAAGAAAATAGAGGTTTCTTCAATATCGATTATTCACTTGAAACTGATATTGGATGGCGTGAAGAGACTGGAATACTAAACCAAGATTCTCAAGTAACACCCGATAACGATTACTATCAAAATCTTTCATATACCGTTAAGAGTTCTCAATCATTTGAGACAATTATTGATCCTGTAAACAGACTGCTTCATACTTCAGGTTTGAAGAACTTCTCAGATACTGGAATTACTAATAACATTTCTGCTGGTATTGGAACTACCATTTCTTCAACTAGCATAGCACTTCTCGATATTATCAGTGATAGAAGAGTCGATGTAGTCAAATCTTTTGACTTTGGTCTTGATGTTGACGTATTAAATGGAAGATCGAAGTTTATCAAACTTGAAAACAAAAAACTTGCAGACTTCATTAAGTGTGATACAAACAGAGTATTGATTATTGATGACGTTAAAAAACAGTTTTCTAATAGTGATGACACTGAAGATCTGTTTGGTAATCTTGATTCTATTAATATTACTGATGGATATGCAAGATATCTACTTCAAGTAAGAAGTGTTGACAGCACTGAAATTCAGGCAACTGAAGTTATGGTTGTTCCTTCACAAGATAGAAAGTCTTTACTGACAGTTGAGAAAGCAAACGTTACTATTGGGCAAGCAAACAACCATAATACGAATACAACATTGAGTCTTGGTAGTTTTGTTGCAGATACTAACAACTTAGCATTGCAGTTTGTCCCAACTGAAGCATTTAATACTGATTATGATATCAAGATTCTTAAGAATGAGTTCAACACAACTCTGACTGGTATTAATACAAGAACAGTTGGTTTTGCAGATCTTGTTGGTGTTACAACCACAGTTGGTGTAGGAACAACGGTATCTCTGATTGTTAGAGATGCAAGCACCACTGAAGGTGTTTATGCAAATGTTGAAGTTGTCAATGAAGTATCTCAGTTGAGAACAGTTGTTGAACTGTATATGGACCACGATGGATCCGATACTTTTGTTTCAGAATTTTACTTTGATAATGATGGAACTACTGAAGCATCTGATAACTTCATTGGAACCTTCAGAGGAAATATCAACTCTGGTGTTCTTTCACTAGATTTTACTAACAGCACTGAAAGTGACTCAGTTCTTGTTAGAACTAGAGCAGTTGGATTTGGATCAACATCTGTTGGCGTTGGAACTTATAGATTCCTTACAGGATCACAACCACCAGAAACTGAAAATTCTGGAAGACTTCAAACTAACTTTGCACAAACTGTTGGTATTTCTACTCCTATCAGTGTTTCCAACTCTGATGTAACAACTTTGAAAACACTTGCAAGAGTTGGATATGGAAATACTTCCGCACTACACCAACTACTGGTAATACACGATGGAACATCAGCTCATACCGTACAATATCCTTATCTTTCCATTGGAAGTACCAGCGGAATTGGAACATTTGGGGCAAACATTAGCAGTAATGATCTGCTATTAAACTTCTTCCCAGACTCTACAATTTCTGGATCTCAAGAGATTGTTGTTCAAACTTATACTGAGGTTCTACAAACTGCTAGAGATCTTGATAATGTTGCCGATATTTTAACATATGGTCCAGTAAATGAAGAACTGTTTGTAAGTGGTTATAACGCTATTAATGGTGAGAGAAGTAATGCCACTGCATTTGATATGAAGTACGAAGACATTCCCATCTTCGCGAAGACTTTCAATCCATCAGAGACTACTGTCCTTGATAAAGGAACTGGCATCTTTACCATTGAAGATCACTTCTTCCAAACTGGAGAGCGTTTGATCTATGAACCAGGTTCAACTTTCGCTGGTATTGCTGCAACTGTAATGAATCGTGCAGGAACTAGTGTTGGACTAGCAACTGAAGTATATGCAATTAGATTGAACTCGGATCAGTTTAAAATTGCAGAATCCGCAGCAAATGCAAATTCTGGAACTGGTGTTACCTTTACCGATGATGGTGGCGGTAATGCTCACACCTTTGAGATGTTCAAGAAACTTAGCAAGTCTGTTATCTCTATCAATGGTGTTGTTCAAAGTCCAATTGCATTTACAGACATTAACTATGATCTTACCGATAACGGTGGATCTATTACCGGTCTAACATCATTCTTCTCAATTTCCGGTATTTCATCCATCTTACCTGGAGATATCTTCAAGGTTGATGATGAATATATGAAGGTTGAAGGTGTTGGTCTTGGAACTACATCTGTTGGTCCAATTTCTGGAACTGGCAATTTCAACATTGTTAAAGTTGAGAGAGGATTTGTTGGATCTTCTGCCGCAGTGCACGATGATGGTGCTAATGCAAGGATCTTTATTGGTTCATTCAATATTGTCAAGAGTAAGATCCATTTCACCGAACCACCAAGAGGCGACTTAGGACAAATAGTTGGTCTCGACAATCTACCTAAAGCAAAGTCTTCATTCGGTGGAAGAGTATATCTTAGACAAGATTATTCTACCAACCAGGTATTTGATGACATCTCCAAAGACTTTACTGGAATTGGCAAAACTTATACCGTAACTGTTGCTGGACTTAATACAACTGGTATTGAAACTGGAAGTGGAGTCGTCTTTATTAATGACATCTTCCAAAAACCATCAACAGATAACAATCAAGGAAATAACTATGACCTTGAACAAAGTTCTGCTGGTATTTCTAGTGTTATCTTTACTGGTATTACTTCATCTAATGGTCAGTTAGTTCTATCTCAGGAAAGCATTAACAAGAACCAACTACCCAGAGGTGGTGTAATTGTTTCTCTTGGTTCTACACCTGGTCTTGGATTTGCACCTCTGGCTGGTGCTGCTGTAACCGCAGTTGTATCTGGCGGTGCTATTCAATCTGTTGGTCTTGGAAGCACTGATATTCACGGATCTGGATATCGTGGTGCATCAGTTTCAATCGGAATTACTGAGTTTGGTGGATCACCTGGAACTGGTGCAGATGTTTCTGCAGTCGTTGGTGCTGGTGGAACTCTGATCTTTACTGTTAATAGTGGTGGATCTGGATATACAAATCCAATCGTAAGTATTCCTGCACCATCATATGAAAATCTGGAAGTTGTTGGTGTATCACGTCTTGGTATTGGAGCAACAACAGAAACTGGTACTGGTCTGCTTCTGACCCTTGATGTTGGTTCTGCTTCTACAACGGGCATTGGATCAACTTTATTCGAAGTTAAGAGTTTCAAGATCGATAGACCTGGATACGCATTCTTACCTGGTGATAAGTTCAAACCAGTTGGACTTGTAACTGACAAGGGACTTGCTTCTCCACTTGCAGACTTTGAACTGGAAGTTCTTGATACTTTCTCTGATTCATTCTCCTCCTGGTCATTTGGTGAGTTGGACTTCATTGATCCAATCTCAGATCTTCAGGATGGATCAAGAACAAGATTCCCACTTAACTATGAAGGCGAATTGTTGAGTTTTGAACTGGGATCTGATCCAGAGTTAGATCTTAACGCAGTTCTACTGATCTTTATCAACGGTGTTATTCAAGAACCTGGATCTCATTATCAGTTTGGTGGTGGTACATCATTCAACTTTGTAACCGCACCTAAAAAAGAAGATAATATTTCAGTCTTCTTCTACAGAGGAACACGCGGTACTGATAGTGTTTCGGTTGAAATTATTGAAACCATTAAAGAAGGTGATGAATTGCAGTTGATGCAGTTTGATAATGTTGTTACTCAAAATCGTAGAAGCATTGCAGGTATCGTTACCTCAGACTTGGTTGAAACAAACCTCTATGCAGGTCAGGGTGTTAGTGATTCAGTTTCTAGACCATTTGATTGGTACAAGCAAAAGGTAGATAAGTTCATCAATAATAACTTTGTCTATAAGACAAGACCTTCGATTGAACCACACGTTTATCCAACTGCAAGAATTATCGGTGATGTTTCATCCTCCACTGGTGAAATTTTCGTTGATAATGCACAGTTCTTCAACTATGAAGAAAATGAATCTTCGATTGTTATTGATGCTGTAGATGCTCTTATTGTAAATGGTGGTTCTTCGGATCCAGTAGCAGCAGCAATTACTGCAACTGTTGGAACTGGTGGAACAATTAGTGCCTTAACAATCACCAGTGGAGGTTCAGGTTATGTTGGATCTGCAGTAACGATCTCACTTTCTGCACCTAAGACTATTGGTGTTGGTGTTGGAACAACTGCTTCTGCAACTATTCCAGTTGTAAATGGAGCATTGAATGGAACTGCTAACATTATCAACCCTGGATTTGGATATAATTCTTCTAATCCTCCACTAGTTCTTTCACCCACACCTAACCCAATATTTGAAAATATCACTTCAATTGATATTGTTCAAGGTGGATCTGGTATTGTTACTGGCATCACAACTGTTGCCGGAACTGGTGGGCAGGGAACACTGGGTATCAAGTTCTTCTTGAATGCTGCAAGTAATAATGAATATTCTAACTTCCAAAATGGTTATCCAATCTTTATCTCAGACACCATTGTCGGTCGTGGAGTAACTTCTATCAATAACGCACAAAACGCTGCAGTTGTTGGTGTGGGAACAACCTTTGTTGATAATATTTACATCGTCAGAAACTTCTCTGCTTCTGCAGCGAATGCAGAGTTTGTTGCTGATATCCTTTCAACCACAGCGTCAAGTTCAGAAATACCTGCAACTGGATTCGTCACTTGTGGAAGATTCTCCTGGGGTCGTCTCGCGGGCATCTCAAGATCAAGTTCACCAATCTCTATCGGTGTTACAGGTCTTACATTCTCAGGTCTCAGCACATATCCGACTATTCAAAGAAGAACATTCGGACATAGAGACACTGGTGCCCTCAGAAACGATCTGGGATAAAGTATAAATATAGAAAAAACCTAGCACGATGGCGGCCATTGTAACAGACCAGTTTAGAATATTGAATGCGGAAAATTTTGTAAATTCCGTTACAAATACTTCTAACGCATATTATGTCTTTGTGGGATTGGCAAATCCTACGGCAAGTGGTTTTGGGAAATCCTCTACTTGGGACACAAACACTCCAAGTCCTATTGATAACTTTGAATATCAAGGATTTGTAAGTGATAATATGTCTTTTGGTAGGAAGGTTACTTCCTCAAACGTTAGAAGAGTTGTTAGAAGAATAAACTGGGTTCAAGGAACGCGATATGAAATGTATCGCCAAGATTACAGTATTAATAGTCTGTCTCCAGTATCTAAATCTGCGAGACTATATGATGCAAACTACTATGTGATGAATAGTGAGTTCAAAGTCTATACTTGTATTGATAACGGTTCTTCTGGTATCTCTACAACAGGCAATGCATCTTTGGATGAACCAACATTCACTGATCTTGAACCATCGAAACCTGGTGTTAGTGGTGACGGATATGTTTGGAAGTTTCTGTTCTCAGTTGCTCCAAGTGATGTTATCAAGTTTGACTCTACAGAATATATCACGTTACCCAATGATTGGGAAACAACAACCAATGCTCAGATTGCCGCCGTCAGAGACAATGGTGACTCTACAGTAAATGAGAATCAGTTAAAGAAAATTTATATTGATGAACGTGGTGCTGGATATTCTCAAGGAACTCACGAATTAGATATTCTGGGTGATGGCACTGGAGGTAAAGCAATCCTTGATGTTGATGCTCTGGGAAGAATTATCAGTGCCTCAGTTTCTTCTGGAGGTAAGAATTATTCTTACGCAATGGTTGATCTTGGATCAATCAACTCTAATTCCACAACTAAAGCAAAACTGATTCCGATCATCCCCCCTTCAAAAGGTCACGGACACGATATTTACCATGAATTGGGTGCAGAAAGGGTTCTCCTTTATGCACGTTTTGATGATTCTACTAAGGATTTCCC